AGCGCCACTTGCTCTACCGCCAAATGTCTCTAGGCGGCTCCCTGAGGGGCGTACAGCGTCCATATTATAGCCGGGTACTTTACCAGCCCACAATAGCTCAAGTAGCTGCCTGAAGGCTGTTGCCCATCCCTCCTTGCTATCTTCAACCTTTACGATAGTGTCAACAGTTTGCATATCACTGGCCACCGGGGGCAGTAGGTCTACGCTGTTGCGCTCTACACTGAAGCCAACCCCGGTACCACACATAAGAATATATAGCAGCTCATCAAATGCACGGGGGTGGTCTAGAGGGATGTAAGAGCAGTTGTATGCTGCTACGTGGTTGCGGTCTAAGGCCTTCCCGGCAGTCATGAGCGCTCTCATGCTTGGCATGATTTCCAAGTTTAGCACGGCCTCTTCTAGCTGCTCCCGGTCATCCATACCACCATCTACATGCTGCTCCATGTAGTCGAAGTAACGGCCTACAGTTTCCGGCCACTCTTCTCTGCGCTGCTCATTGGGCAGCCACCGGGCGTAACGTGATTTGTGGATGAAGTTTTGGTAATCGCTTGGTAAGTAATTATTCATTTAATCGCACCTGTTTGGTTCATAAGTTTAGAAATATCGATGCCACGGTCTCGCAGCTCCATTGCTGTCTCCTTGTCGAGCAGCAGCGAGATGTATTGCTGGCATTTACGTAAATCCTGAAGGCCACCTTTCTTCTCGTACCGCCACAGATACTTCAGGATATTGGCACGGTAGAACGCTGTTATATTGTCACCCAGCATCCCCTCGATGGCCTCTATGCTCTCCATGCCACCAGCTCCTTGGTAGTGGCTTGGGTCTGTGATTAAGTCTTGCTTATGCTGCTTCACGGCTAGGCTCCCAGAGTATTGGTTCACGTTTCTTTTCATCCCAATCACACCAACGGAGTATCCGTGCCATCCGGGCTTGCATCAGCGCATCGTCCCTAGTCAGGCCTTGCTTGATGAAGGCTGCTTCCACTAGAGACCACGCAGGGCGGCTGCCTAAGATAGCCTCAGCTCTCTTAGCCCCGATTGTCGGGCAGCCCTTATAGCCATCTGTAGGGTCACCAGTTAGCGTCTGCATATAGAAGTGACGGTCTGCATCTTGTTCGCTGATATCCATGCGCTCATCAGCGTGAGGCCTATACAGCTTGCAGGGGATTGTCATAAGGTCTTTATCTTCACTGACTACCACGCAGTTCCCTTCATTATCTGGGCGGGTAGCTAGCATCCCCAGAACATCATCAGCCTCTAGATTGTCATGGCATTGCCAATTGTATTCAGCTTTGAGGTTCTTAACGAAAGTCGCGTAGCCTAGTGGTTTGCGAGTGTTCTTTCTGTTGCCTTTGTAGGTGGGGTTTATCTGTTTGCGGAAATTGTCGCTTCCGCTGAAACACAACAGCAAATCATTACTGTTAAGCTCTTCTGTTATCTTTTGCATTTCATTTACAAACACAGTGTGCGCTTGTTTATGGTCTGCACTTAATGTCCATACATCATCGCCCCAGTTGGTCTCTTCTTCCGTTGTGGCTAAGGCTCTATATGCATAAATGTCTGCATCAATCAGTAGTTTGTTCATCGAAGTATTGCGCTCCTTCCGCTATAAATTCCAAACCATCCTCAGTGACCATCCAGCGCGTACCGAAACTATCAGCGGTAAGCTGTACTGAGATGAAACCCATGCTGGCGGCCATGGCTACATGCAGGGCAGCTGCACGGGCAAATCTACTTTTGATGGTGAAGGGTTCTTCAGCTGCTGCCACACATACAACCCAAACACGTAGGGTCTCATGCAGGGCTTCAGCATCATCAGTGTGTGTCTGCCCACGTTTGTCCAAGTTTCCATTCGGCTTCGATGGGGATTTTGCTTTGGAACCACTTTTCTCCCGCAGCTTGCGCTGCTCTTCTAGCGATATCACCGACATGCTCAGCGTCCTTTTCTCTGATTTGGATTTGCACTTCATCGTGTACCCAAGCCATTATGTTGGCATCGAGTTCTGCTTCAGTGATTGCTTGTTGAATGTTGAGTAGCCATTGGGCGCTGATAGTTGCACCAGCTCCCTGCAATAGGGAATTAAGGGCTTTATGTTGGCTTCTTATTTTAATGTGCCTACCGTCTAGCCCTTTGACGTAACCGCGCTCAGCGGCTTTCTCAGCGGCTCTACGCAGCCTTCCTAGTGCTGGCATACGCTCATTAAAGTTGGCTAGCAGTTGCTTACCCTCTTTGAGGCCGCCACCAACCACCTCACCGATCTTGCCAGCTCCCGCACCGTACAAATAAGCGTAAATAAAACGCTTACTGCTATCTCTGTCAGGTAGCCCGGCAGCCTCTTGGTTCACTGTGTGAATGTCACCTTCCAGCAGCTCACGGGTGTAGTTTGCATCATCCAAATAGAAAGCAAGGCAGCGCAGCTCTAGCCCGGAAAGGTCTGCTCCTAGCAGTTTGTAGCCGGGCTGCGTTGTGAACAATTCACGGCATTGTGAACCATATGGCAGCCGGGTGGCTGGCACTTGTCCCAGATTGCAATTGCGATGCGCTGCTCTCCCGGTCACCGTACCCTGAGCGACAATCTGGTGGGTCAGCTTCCTATTCTTCTGTAGCTTCATCCACGCTTGTTTGCCCTCAGCCAGCTGGCCGATGCGTTTCTGCACCATGAAGAATTCAGCTAGCTTTTGTGCTTCTGGATATTGTAACCCGGCTAGTACACTTTCATCGATTTGTGCATGGCCTTGCGCTGTCATCAGCTTAGGCTGCCAATCGTACTTAGCCCGGAGACAGCGCTCAATGTGTCTGCGACTATTAGGGTTGAACTGTATTACCTTCACTTTGGTAAATGGCTCACCCTTTGTGTAACCCAGTTTCTTGTTATTGACCTTCGGGATAAACTCCTCACGGATTTCCCAAGGCTCAAACAAGTCCTGTAAGTTAGCCTCGATAGTCCCCCTACGCTCCGATAACTCAGCATATAGCTCTACTGCTTTAGACATATTGAATGTCCAGCCGTAGTTACCAATCTGGTCACATAAGGTTGCAAGACGGTGTGCGAGGTCGATTGCTTCTTGACTGTAGGCATCAGGATTAAGGTGCAGCAGCAGAGCGTGATTTACCTCTACGTCCTGTACACAATAGTCCAGCATGTCCTGTGAAAGGGTTTCCCAGCCCCCATCGTAGTCCCCTTTGAAAAGGCCTATCCGCATACCCCACGCCCCTAAGCTATGGGAACCGTACAGACGTTTCGGGAGGAGCTGAACGTCTGACCAGTTAGCTTCAAAGTCCTCATTCTTGAGGTCGGCACGGATTAGCCGTGATAGTACAAGCGTGTCCGTGATTTTGCCTTTCGGTGCGAATTCAGGGAAGCACCGCTGAAGGCTGGGAATGTCGAAGGAAATGATATTGTGGCCGATAAGCTCATCAGCTACCGCTAGCCGCTGGACGCCCCAGATGAGGCTGTCCCCGGCATAGGTCTGGATATAACCAGTACCCATCTCCTTAATAACAATGCAGTGAACCTTGGTTGCTACAAGGCCATCTGTCTCAATATCGAATACAAGGCGTTCAGGCCGCTCTACGCTGGTCTGACCTGCCTCTGCGCGGTCATTGCGATGTATTAGGGCTTCCATTTAGATGCCCCCCGGTTCATCGCTCTGCGCGTCTGATTTGTAAATGGTGTCGGCTTGTACAGGTTGCTGTACGACTTAGCATTCTGGCTGCAAATGTAGCTGCTGCGGCCTTGCGTACCTGTGATCCATGTGTGCAAGCGTGAGTGGCTATTCTCTACCCACTCTTTGAATTCTTCGACTGTCATGTCTGCTGCGTTCTTCTGCATTTTGCTCTCTCCTTGTTTGAAGCAAAAAGAAAAGGGGCATCCCTTAGGACACCCCTTCTCGTCTAGCTTCTCATGCACGGCTTTTAGGCGAGGCTTACTCAGCCCTAATACAAAGCCCCGTGCGGCCTGTATTCCTTAAAACGTATCAGCCGCGTCCAATAGGCGGGAACTGTCTCGCATGTATTTAACCTTCCCGGCTACACCACATTCCCCGGTGAAACGGTTCTTCAGGACATGCAGGTAGCGATAGTCACCATCAGGGTCATCAGGGTCTACTTGTAAACCAATAACGATATCACTTACATGAGCGATACCGTGGGTACCCCGCAGCTGATTAAGGCGCACCTTAGCGCCCTCTTCATGCCCCTTATCGCCTTCTGGCCGCCTCAGGTGGCTCACCATGAGCATACCTATCTTGAGCTGGCTGATAGCTGTTCTGAGCGCTGTAGCGGCTACATCTAAAGCCTTCCGCTCATCACCTACGTGAAGCCCGGAGACCATGATGCTGATGTGGTCGAGTATGATCCAATCCACATCGAGCGCCTTAGCCATGTAGTGGATCCGCTGTATAATGGTTTCCACCTCACTACTTCCGAAGTGGTCAAAGAGATACATTGGATTATCACCATCAAACATCTCATCGAATGCTTGATAAATATCCGCTAGCTCTACACCTTCCCGGTCTACAGCTATGTTCTTATTCATATGGATGCCCACCATTGAGAGGATGGTTTTCTTGTTGCTTTCTTCGAGCATAATCATCCCCACCCGGTGGCCTTCCATGTGCAGCTTGTAAGCCACCTCTCTAGCAAGTGTGGATTTCCCGACACCCGTACCAGCTGATAGCAGAACAAGCTCCTCTTTACGCAGACCCAGAGTAATCTCATTCAGTCTTTTGTAAGGGTAGCTAACGGCTGAGGCGGCATCAGCCACTGCTAACGCATCACGGATGTCGGTAGCCGCAACAATACCATCAGGCCTATATGTTCTAGCCTCAAAGATGGCACTAACGATATCCCTACCGCGCCCCTCTACCAGACACTCATTTGCATCCTTCAAAGGTAAGTGGGCTATTTTAGCCTTACCAACCGGGAGTAGCTCAGCCACTTGCTGGGCAGCTTTGCGGCCATGCTCGTCCATGTCGAAGCACAGAACCACTTCATCGAACCCTGTGATATATTCCCAGTTATCTTTAATTGCCCGGACAGCGCCTTGAGCGCCTTGAGGTAGTGAGCATACGGCAAGCTTTTGTATGACTTGAGCGACTGAGCAAGCATCTACCTCGCCCTCTGTTAAAATCAGCTTACCCTTAGACCACTTGTGTGAACCGAAAAGGGGCAGCTTACCGCCCTTGCCTACCACTTTAAACCGCTTATCCTTGAAGCGGATCTTCTGGGCAATCTTTACGCCATTGGCATTATAGTATGACGCAATCTGCACTGGCTCACCGTTGTAAGTACCAACCTCATAACCCATCTTCTTACAGGTTTCTTGGCTTAGTCCTCTGGCCGGGAGCGCTTCATAGCTGCCCGTGAGTAAATCTTTTTGGAAGGTTTCTTCCTCTGCCGATAAACTGGATTTGCCAGCTCCCTGCGTAAGGGGTTGGTAGTCGGTATCGTACTTCTTGTGCGTGTTACAGCTGAAGCAGTGCGTAGCGAAACCTTTGTGGCCATTGTCATAAACTGCTCTAGCATCGCTGCTGTTACACAGGTCACAGGGCTCATGCCCCACAAACCTGCCTTCAGCTTCCTCGATGCCGTATTTGAGCATCTCCGTGTGATTGTATTCCATCTTTGCTCTCCTCCAGCCATTCATCAGGAATGGTCTTATGCGCCCACTTGAAACCGTGCTTGTCACACCACATCGCATGGGTAGTAGGGCTACCCTTGTATATCTTTGCTCTCGCGTTACTGAATACAAAGCGTATGTCGATATCGGGGCATTGCTCTTTAATGAGTAAATGCTTGTGACGCGCTGTAGCTTCGAAGCGTCCTTTTGTTTCGATATAAAAAAAGCCCCCCGGCTTGGGGAGCTTGAAGTCTGGTGTATATGTCGTTCTACGGGGTGGCCACTCAAATGCCACCTTGTCAATTTCGAAAAGCACCTCTAGACCGCTTTCCTTTATTTGCCTAGAGGTGCATTCCTCGAGCCCGGAGCGATAGCCAGCTGCTATGGCTCTAGCCCGTGTAGAACTAGAAGTTGGCCGCAAAGCCTTTCTCTTCTGGTTCTTCTTCGGAGCTTTCTGCTTGCTCTTCTGCGGCATCGCTCAATGTTCCTTCTGTTGCAGTCCAGCCACCTTCCTCGATTTCGAAACCGCCATCATCACCACCATTGCCCTCAACCAGCTCAACGATTTGAACCTTGGTTAGAAGCAGTGACACACCTGTGTTCCCGCTCAGGTCATAAGTGTTAATTACGCCACCCATCTTCAGGATGCTGCCACCCCAGATCTGTGGCAGTCGGTCTGCCGGGATGTATGTACCAGTGCTGTCATACACTTTCGGTTGGAACTGTGATTTAGCATTGATGATGATCATGTTTGCTTCCGCATCATCATCTGTTTGTTTGAATGGCATACGAGCTGTCTTAGCCTTCTTTTCGCCAAAGTCATTCTTTGCCACTTGCATACAAAGGTCTTTCAGTTCCTTCATTTGCTCCACTGGCACACGGATGCCTACCTTATACTTTGGGTCTCCTTGACCGAATGTGTCAGGCTTGTTTACGTAGGGGTAAACAGCTGTACCTTTATGGGTGGTAAATAGTGTTTTTGCCATTTTGTTTCTCCTTGTTACCTTTTGGCTTTTTAGTTCTAAGTGCGGGTGTTGCTTTTTCTTCCAGCTCAGAAACAAAAAGACCCAGCAGCTCAGCTTGAGCGGCTAGGTCAGTTGGTATTGGTTTGTCTCTTTGTCGGAGCCTTTTTGCTAACTCCAGCACCCGTTCTCTGGGGTGCATTCTATTAATTCCTTTTTGGTTTTAGCAGTATGGGCGTAAGGGGGACATAAGTGTTCCCGGTCACGCAAAGCAATAATCACTGCTAATTACATCTTCAAGCTTGAGGTCACCTTTTGCTGGTACATCAGGTAGCTCTGCGATTTCTTCATCATTAAGCTTGTAATGGTCTATGAGCTGCTGCTTTATATCTGTGTAAATGCACCTTTCAGCGTACTGGTTAACGAATGTCTGCCGCACCAATTTGAATAGCGTATCGGTATTGGCAGCGTGTGTGCCAAAACTATCGTGTATCAAAATGAAGTCAGTAACCTGATTGCGGTCAGTCAAACATGCCAGCACCGTTTCGCATAGGTGGCTTGCATCCAAGCTATGAATGATATTCGGAGCAACAGCAGAGGCGCAGATTTTGGTGTCTACCGCCTTAAAGTTATCCTTCCGTAAAACCATCTTTGTGCGCTTGGCTTCTGATTCAGCTTTCTTGTCGTAAAGATAAATCTTTAGCTCTGTTTTAAGCTTCTTAAAATAGCTATTGTCTACCGGGAAGCCTATGGGCGTAAAATAGCTAACAGTGTCATTCCGTGCGCCCATGCATCTAGCTAGCTGCTGGAAGAATGCCATGCCCTCACGCGCACCATCTACCACTTCACGGATGCTCTCCATGTTGTTTCGGGCTAGCAGCCGGGCAGCTGAGAGCGGATTAGAGAAAGGGTGCTTGTTCAGGAGCTTCTTAGTTACATCACGCTTGAGTGGGTTCATGAAGTCATCCATCAGCTGGTCGGTAAAACCATACAAGCTAGAGCTGTAGCAGTAGGTCATTACGTTGCGCTTTACTGTTTTACGGCCTACACCGAAGCGCTTCCATTCCTGTGCCTCTACGCTTGTATCATCTTGCATACGCGCAGCGGTCAGGTCAGCGACAACTTGATAAATATCCTGTGGCTTATCAGCTGGCAGCAGATTGACCAAAGCGGCATCCCGGCTTGTACGAGTAGCCGCAGCAAAATGCTGTATGCCACTGGCGCTACCATCGAGATTAATAGCCAGCCCACTCACATGCTCGATACCGTGCATCCAGAAACCGTAGAATTCTCTACATGCTGCTAGAAACTCAAACGGTTTATCAGCAGCACTCCAGCAGATATCGTGACCGTCAGCGTAGGTGGCTTCGAAGTCGTTACCGATATGTGCGAGGCGCTCAGCGTTGTCCATGACCCACGCTACCCGGTCAGCAAAACTAGCCTTACTCAGCTTGTTGAAATCGCCAGTAGTGGCCACCTGTACAGCCAGCCAGTATGCACCACGCTCACCCAGCTTTAGCTTTTTAGAGAATAGGAATAGCGATTTGATGTGGCTGCTGCGGTGTGTGTTTAGCATACATACAGGATAGACTCGTCCACGGAAGTCAAACGAATGAGGTATAAAGAATTCATCTTCATCCACTAACGTATCCAACTGTGCAAGGTCGTTAGCCATCAGGCTGCGGCCACTATCAATCTCACGGTTAAGAGTTCTAATCTCATGAGCCTTCAATGCGTGTGCAGCTTTCTCATCGCCCGGCAGCTCTTCGAAGTTATCGGGGTACTTGTGATAATCTAGCTTGTCTCGAAGTGGGAAAGTATCACCGGGCTGCAAATTGTTATCATATGCCCACCGCATTGCAGCATTTGTGTATGGGTTGATTTGATACCCAGTGCGCTGGATAGCATTGATAGCATCTAGAGCTGGCTGCATCCGGCCGCTCCTAAGTGCCGCGTTTATCATGCCACGCTGTTTGCGTGATGGATTACGTACAAGTGGCGTAAGCATCGCCAGAGATGGGTCTAGATAACAGCCGCTGTTTTGTGCAGTCCAATCACGCGGCCTTGTTAGCATAGGTGTGAACAGAGGCTCACTCCAGCTTATTCTCTGGTTAATGTTTGCGATTTCCTCTGAAGCTGCTTCCAGCAGTCCGATATAGTAAAAGGTTTTACCCTTTTTGCCACGGACATCGTAAATCTCGAATACCTCAGACGCCTCTAGAATTGCGGATAGTATAGGTGCAGCTGCTTGGATCTGACGTTCAGTGTCCCACTTCTTATGCTCGAAACCATGCTTTGCAGCCTCAGCTTTAAGCACTGTCCTACGCTTCCAACTGCTACTGATCTTCTCTTCGACTTCTTTAGTTATGCGCTTAGCTAAATCTTTGTCTTGAGCGTAAAGATTGATAGCAAACTGCTCCATCTCAACGCGCATACCAATGCTATGTGCAACCTTGGTTCTCGTAGAGCGCTGTCCCACGCCTTCCATACAACATACCAAACCAATGTAAGCTAGTAGCTCAGGATTAAGAGTGCCAAGGTCACTTACCCACTTATAGGGTCTATGCTGCTTTGGCTCTCTGGCTTCTTCTAGCCGGGCTCTAATGTTTTCTGTGACCTTTGTGATTGCAGCTTGCAGCACTTGGCTATGCGCTTTGTCGATATTTAAGTCTTTCAAAGCAGCTTGCCGCTGCATAAATCTATCGTGACCATCTTGCAGCATGGAATGCTCACGCTGAAGCTGGTCTAAAGTTGACCTTCTGTACATTTTATAAAGCTCCTCTTCGTCCCCCGTAGATGGGCGTTAGGGGGACATAACTAAAACTGTAGAAATTAGGGGTGTTTTAGTGAGAAGAGGTCGTATCTATTAGCGGGTTGTTGGATGTAAGTAATCCAATGAACGCATAAGATAAATTAAGGGTGGGAGTACGTCCGGGCGTACCAGTGTAGCCCTTGTTGAATAGGGGCATTTTGGATATTTTACGATTACTAAAAAGTGTACTCCAACCGTAATGGATTGAAGCAAATTGTTTATATAAACCACGAAATGCTTTGGGTGGGGCTTGTGGGATGTTTTCCCAGTGTGATGTTGTCATCCCATCCATTTTGTAAATAGAATTCATGTTCAGCTCCTTTTTCAGGCTGTCATTATTTTTATTATTACAGTGTGAATCAAGGCAAGCATGGTGCCTGTAAAGTGCAACCTAGTTGACACTTTTACCCATCGCAATTTGGTAGTTTTCCATCGCATTTAGCCAGTAGCGAATAGGCCTTTTCTTAACTGTAGCAATGTGATCCTCAGTATAGTTATACAATTGGTCTATTAGAAAGACTGTAGCCCTATAGCCTTTGCCATCTGGCTCAACCCACTTAGAAGCCATGCACTCTTCAACCATTTTACTCGCAGCCTGTCGGCTTATAATCAATTCCCTTGAAATCTTAGCTTTTGTGTAAACTTGGTTGTCGTGTGCGGCTACAAACATAAGTCGAGCCATTGCATTTCTCACTGGCGTTGAATTAAAGTAACGCTGTAACGCACTTGCATCCCGTTGGTTTCGCATTTGATAAAGCTCAACCTGCCACTTAGCTAGCTCTAACGCATATCCTCTATATAACGTCTTTTCTACATTATCCATGATACTCACCTCACGCGCTCTTAGCCAAATCAGCAGCAATAGAACGCATACTAGATGGCTTGATATGGATATACTTTGCGGTAGTAGCCGGGTTCCTATGCCCTAGCCATTGACCAATGATATCACTATTGAGTTTCAGCTCATTTGCCATATGTGATGCAGCGGTATGCCTAAATACATGAAACACAAATTGCTCATCGCCCTTCGCTATTAAACAGCGCATTCTATCCCAAAGTCTATAAAAAACCTTTTCACTGTAAGCACTTCCTTGTAAATTACGCGCAGCCTGTACAGCTCTTGGCTGTATAATAGGCACTGAGCGGTCATCGCCATTTTTAGTATCTTGCAGCTCTACCCACAGGATACCATCGTCATCAGCCTCTAGGTAGGCGTTGGTGCCTTTTATGAGACCTTGGATTTCCCCATGACGGAGCCCGGTGTAACGTGCAAGGATGCACATATCACGGAACCAGCTTTCTACACGATTGCTACTAATGTAACTATCTATCTTTACCAACTCTTCAGCAGTAAAGTATCTGATGCGGTTCTTCTCCCTGTGCGTTTCGATTTCGAAATGCTGATGCTCAAGGCCGCTCTTACGGGCGTGTGTGAGCAGCCGGGATACAGCAGCCACATACCTATTCACGCTGGCTTTAGATAGCCCTTTACGCAGCTCTAAAGTGTCCATGAAGTCATAAAGCTTCTGAGCGGTTACATTCTTTATTTCTATCTGCGGATTGAGGCTACAGAATTGCTCAACCCGTCTGAATGCTTCTGCACGGTGCTTAGCTGTACCCTTCCAGATACGATGTGAATTCTTATTGAGATAATCTTTTACTAACATTGAAGCGCTCCTTTACTTCCTGTTTATGCGTATAGGTCACCCAGTTCCCGGCAACCCTGTAGCCACTCCCGGCTCATGCAGTAAGCGATGCCATCCCGGCCATTGCGCTCGAAGTAAAACCCGTGGCGCTTATACCAGCGCTTTAGGTTAGCTTGGCTCAGGCCATCGCTGCCGCAGCGGTTAACTGTCAGGTGGATAACCATGTTGTGACGGGTGGCAATCTTCATGAACAGGCTAAGGGCATAGCTGCCGTAGCCTTGCCCCTTGTCCAGTGACTGTATGAAGCCCAGTGTCATCTCACCATCTTCATGGCCATCAGTAAGCTCGATAGCGGCTACTGCCCGGCCTTCGTGGTCAAGGAATACCCGCAGCCAGTGCGAGAAAGGATGCTGGATGGTAGCCCCGTAGATGTCATCTACGAAGGCTTTATTCTGTGGGTTTTTATCCAAGCGATTATAATTAATCATTACGCAATCTCCTTATCTGCATCGATTGCAAATGTCAGAAGCGTCTGTGCTAACCACTCAGGGTTTCTGCCTTGAGCAAACGCTATCTCGATGTAATTACGGACACTCATGCCAGTGCAGACATCAGCAAGGTGGAAGCTTTCGCGGGTCTCCCAGATAGCTGACCATTCAGGATTACGCTCTACATGATGGTTGTAGAAGATATCCTCAGTCTTTTTAGCGAAAGCCGCATAATGATCATCGCGTGATTCAAGTAAGCTTTGGATCTTGATAGTTACTTTCTGCATTATGCAATCTCCCGCTTGCCCAGAGTATCCCACTCAGCGCGTCTAATCTTCATTTTGATATTGGAGAATGTTTCGCAAAGGCGAACGTGCTTGCGGCCTACGATGACCCAGCAAGCTCTACCGCCACAGATTGGCAGCCGATTGATATACAAGTCGACATTAAACAGTTTTGCTGTACGCCAGCTTGCGGCTTTTGGCTTAGATTGTCTGTATAATTTACCCATGTGATTCGTAGCTCCTTATTTCACATTATGGAACTACTTGTGTGTAAATCTTAGGGAAATACTGGGGTTTTTACCCCCAACCTGCTGATTAGAAGTCAGCTGGCCGCACAAGTAGATAACCGATCCTACCACATTTCCTCAATAGTGTCAAACGCATACATATAGGGGGACATAAGTAAAAAACAAAAAGACTGCTAATAAACCACAACAGGGGATCTGTACGGTTGCCAGCGTTTGCGGCCACGGAGGCGGCTAAAGTTAAACCACCTGCCGCCCTTAACTCTTCTCGTTTCCAAGCCAAAGTCCGAAGGCACCGCTGATGGCTCCTGTGACAGTTGCAGTCAGAGCGGTGGCCTGTGTGCTTACCTCGTCTTGAGGCAACGCCATAAACCAGTATAATACCTCAACATACATATATAGCATTACAGCCATCACTGCGCGGGGCAGTAGTTTCCATGCGAGGATACGTTCCATAGTGTAGGTCATTTAGTGTCAGTCCTTTTCGACTTGTCGTAGCTCCGCATTCCAGAGATGCCTAGCATACCGAACATGAGAGGCATCATCACACTCATGTCAGCTTGCGGGATTGTAACACCAAAGCCAGCAGCGATTGGCGAGACCATGTAATTCACTGCTAGCGATATGCCACAGATATACCCGATAAGGGGTCTCCAGCTGGACTGAAACCAATTGCCCTTCGCGTCTGCTTTCAGCACTTCTATTTGCTGAAGGGCTATTTCCTGAGCGTGTTTATCGGCCATGGTAGCCAGCTCAAATGAGAGCTTCTGCTTTGTATCAGCGTCAGGTACAAACTTATCGAGAATGCCACTAACTGCGGGAATTAGAGCCTGTATCATTTTGCTTCCCCTTAAATCTGTGTTTTAGGAAAACCACTGTGTTAATAGCGGTGTTTAAGGTGACCATGGCCACCAGCCAATATTGCAACTCAATCGGCATGGCCGCGTATCATTTCCGCGTTTCGGCCTGAGCGGTTAGGCAGCGTGGCAGCATAGCGGCTGCGTAGCAGCTCATCAGCAGCCTTTGCATATTGTGATGTACGGAGCAGCTCTAAAGTCTTAACGAAAGTGAGGAGCTTGGGTACGCCCATATTGAAGGCTAAATCGATAAGTACATCTTGTATCCCGGATGGGGCGTTATCGAACCAGCTGAGGTTCTGCCGCAGCTCTCCCACGCAGATATCGATGTCCTCATCTAGCATCTGGTCGATAGTGATATCAGAGATGCCTCTGTCTTGAATGTTTCTACCCACGCCTATCGTTAGCTTGTTTTCTGAGCAAGTGTAGGGAAAATGCTTCTTGCCCTCTTCTTGTATCAGCCGTTTCTTTACTTTCGCTAAGTCCATATGAATGCTCCCACAAACGCTAATGACATTAGAGCCGCGCAGCCTAATGCTATTGCGATGGATTTGATTGTTTCTGTTAGTTCATGCTGTTGTCTGCGCTTTTCCATTGCAGCTTTCTTAGCTGCTTCTCGCGCTTCTTGTATCCTACGCTGACGTTCAGCAAGTATCATCTGCCAAGTGCCATGGCCAAAACGCATATCGATTTCCACGCCAACTTGACGCAGCTTTTCTTGTGCTAGCTTGTGGTCGATAATCTCTTGAGCTACGTTTTGCGTGCTGAAGTTACTGTGCTTGTCTTGCTTGTTGCGGGCGGCCATTGCTTGCTGTTCACCTTGGAACAGTAGCTCTAATTGGTCACCCATTTCATTGACGCTATTGTATGCGTTTATCCCCTGCTTAATACCATCCGCGATTTTAGTTACTAAGGCTATTCCAGTGAGCGCTGCGGTAACTGGGTCTACCATTTCATTTACCTTTCCAAGCTCTCCAGAGTTTGGTGCATACATACATAATAGAAACCAGCCCTAACACCAGTGCGATCCACTGGTTCAGAGCGGGTAGCCAAAGGGGGCTACTGACGCCCCCGGTGGCAATCAAGATGTCGCTCTGGTTCATTAAGCATTCTCCAGAGCAACCACACGCGCCAACAGAGCATCATAATCACTCTGCAACTGGTCATGCTTGTCGGATAGTTCACGCAGTGCTTTCCACAAGATTGGGGTCATGTCTCCTATTGTGAAACGCTGTACATCGTAGCCGTATTTATCTTCAGTCTCGCTATAAGTCAGACGAGCATCTGAATATTCGGATGGCAGTTGTGCCGCAACTTCCTGTGCTACAAAGCCAAACTCACGCTTGCTAAACTTTTGTGTGCCAGCGTCATAGGCTGTTTGGTCGAAGGTGTAGCTTTGCTCTAGGCTCTCATCTTCATCTAATGCTGGTTCATCATATGCCGAAGTGTAGTATTGCGACCTGTTGTTTTTGTGG